TTTGGGAAGAACTCCTTGCGCCAATACTTCTTACCATCACAACAAATGACAACCTCACCATACTGCTTTGAATACTTTTTCTTGTAGTATTTCAAAGTTGACAGTGTGGTATGGCGAATCAAGTTTTTGATATCACCTTCGCTACCTTGCACCAGATCTTTCTTAAACGAAAGAATGTTAGCAAGAGCAACCTGCGAATAGTCAATTAGAATCATTTTAAAATACTTTCAAAATAATGCACTCTTCATTAATACGTCCATTCGGTTGAGCAGGTTTAGTAGTCAACTGTTTGAACGCACTGTTTAGTGCACGCTTACCCAGAGAAGCGAAGTCTTTGATCATCTCAGGTTTGCGTAGTGTTTTAGAAATAGAAGTAGTGATATCAAAGTTTATCATAGTTGTACCTTTGACAGTCAGCAGACCACCATCAGCAGGTTTGTATACGGTCAGACGACGATACTTCGTATTATATACCCAAACCTCATCAGAATTTACAAGTTTGGTTGGGTGTTCAGACTTCAAACCAAGTTCGGCAAAATCTGGCATATACTTAACTTTTGCTGCAACAACACCAGCAGGTTTTGCTTTGCGAGCACGTGGCTTACGTTGCGCCTTCGCAGTAACAACACGTTGTTGACATTCTTGAATAATCGATTCAATGAACGCAAGGAATCGTTTCAACTCAACTTTCTTAAAGTTACTGTATCCCTCAACGAGTTGATCATCATCGCCTTCAATAGTTTCCTCAAGTTCTTTCTTAAGAGGAATCCATGTTGTTGACAAATACTTTACGATGGGTGCGCCATAACTTTTGATTGGCGTCTTGAGTTTATAATCTTTCGGACAGCCAGCAGCAATAAAATCATCAATCTCACCTTCAATGTCACCAGCAACTTCACGTGCTTTCTCAAGAATACGATCTTGAATCGAAACAACCTGAGCCGAAACAACTTTCGGCTGATCTATTTTCTTAGGAACTTTTGATTTAATCTCATTGAACATTTCTCTCATGCGAATAATATGCGCATCAGAAAGAACCTGCTCACGTGTAATCAAACGTGCAAGTGTTCCATAAGATCTAAAGTAATAATCATCAACACGCTCAAGATCTCCAACAATGGCTGGATCGAATGACGCAATATAATTCAGCGCCCACTTCTTCTTTTCTTTGTTGTCGTGCTGATCGTTGTAATAGTTCAGCGCAGCATTCAGATCGCTGTCATAATTATCGGCTGAGAGTTTTGGCTCATTGTCAAGTTTCTGACGATTAACACGCTCAACAAACTTCTTACGCTTTGCAGTATTCACAGATAATCTCCTAGTTTATACATATATTATAATCTATCCCTGAATTAAAGTAAAGCGAAATTTTGTATTCCCCTCAGCCCTGTAGGGTTATTTCTTAAACTTTGTAGAGACAAGCCCACCAGAAAACACTGCACCAACCCATAAAGCTGCTGCCCAAGTTGCAATATTATATGGAATTGCAAGAATTGGAAATAACGTATTCAAAGACCAAATTAAAATCAATGGTCCAGCAATGAAGATTAAACCAATAATTGCTATGGCAAAGATAATTACAGCTAAATCTTTCATTTAATACTCCAGTCGTTTGATATTGCTAATGTTAAAACTACGCCAATCCTGAATCTCTGTGTCAAACACACGAACAGCATCAGTGGTAGTTTTCTCAACTGAACTCTTAGGTTGTTTATCTGCTGGAATTTTTGTAAAGTCTCGAGTACATGCCATAGTACGATCAGTACCATCTTTCTTTGTGAATTTAACAACTAAAATATTCTCAGAAAGATACTCATCTAACCACTCACGAAACTCTGGAGACTGCATATGTGTCATTGGATCAACACCAGAAGCACGCAATACAGAAATAAAATCAACACTTGAATTGCTACTAATCATCACTTATCCCTTCCTGTTAAAAGCCATAAAAAATTTGCCATGTTACGAAACTGGGCATCTTCAAGAAACAACTGAAACTTATTATCAATGACACTGCCTTCAAGTTTTTTATAAAAAATTACTTGATGTAAGTCACCAATCTTGTTATGCGTAACTGTAACAGTGTACGCTGCATCTGAGAATTTAATTACATGTTCGCTCATGCTTTACTCACTTTCACTTTAATAGAATTTATAAAAATACCATTCGGTCTTAACGTCACATCATCTAAACCAATTTTGTCGAAGTCAACAAGAGTAGTGTAAGCATATTTTGTCTTTTGATTTGTGATAGTAATTTCTGAATCACGAACCTTCGGTTTGAAGAGAGCAGGTATTTTACGATCATTCATTTTAGTCCCATAGTCCTTGATAGTATTTGCCAAACAAACGAAAACCATTATCTATTCTTTTCTGATGAACTGAGATCGCATCCCAGTCAGCGTTCCATGTGTCGTTTGGACCTTTCTCCATTGTATACATTTTAGGCTTGCCATTATCATCCCATTCGCATGGTACCATCTTAGTATCACGAACACCTGAGTAGTATTGCTCTTGCCAATCACAGTCTGGCTGGTGTTGCTCAAAAGCCCAAATCATTTCATCCATGACCCAGTCCCAGCGTTCAAAATGATTGGCGTCAATATCGTAATCATTTTCTTTTGCTGGCGCAGAGGTAGAACGAAGTTCTTCTGGGACATCCTCATCATCAACATAAGGTGCGCCATGCTTTGTTGCTTTTAGCTGCTTTAACATTGGAAGGATAATGACAGACAATGTAGTATCCATGCCCCAAGTATCGTAATTGTCAATACGAACTTTGATATTACGCTTGCGCTTGCTGTCAACCCACAACATAAACTTGTAGAGCCATGATTCTTGACCTTTGTCTTCACCACCAGCAAGCCATGTGCCAAAATCATGCACCCAATCAGGATGTCGTTTGTAACCATGCTCATCTGGTATTTTCTTTACCCAGAAACAAAGCAGTTCTGCAAGTTGGTATGGACCGAACCAATTTTTATATGGACCAATATATACTTTCATCAGTCTTTCCTACCTTTCTGTGTATCTATCCAAACTAAAACTTTCTTGATTGCTTCTTCTTTACTTGCAGCAACTATTGTAATTTTTGCTTTATTGTGTTCTTTAATTTCTACATGATATGGCATCACACCATTAAAAGAAAAGTCATCTGGTAATTCTACAACTATTTCCCAGGTTTCTAAACTTTTAATGCGTGCCCATATCGGTTCAAATGAGCTGTAGAATTTTTTCATATTTCATATTCATCTGACCACTGACCAGTTTTGTTTCTGTATTCTGCTGCTTCTTCGCCATATGCTTCGTCAGCATGCTTTTCGCAAAGAGTGCGATGCCATCCCATAGTGTATGTCATACCAGGAGAACCGCATTCTTCACAAGTTCTATGACTTATATTCTCAGCAAAATTAATGTAGTTGTAATGCTTTTCACTTGCTCGGTCAACATAAAAACGAAGACCACCGAACTTTTCCTTTACTTGAACTGCAACAGGAACACGCTCAGCTTCTTCTTCCATGTTTAGTTTCGCATTCTGAATATCTTCATCAGTAATTTCTTTACCATCTCTCCATGGATGCCTACCTGTTTCTGCTTTCCACTGCACTAGACTATCGTAACTGTCTTTGGCGCTACGATATGATACCAACCGTCGCCGCAACTAAACCCCCAGCACATTGCTGTTTGAGTCATAGGTGCTCGACGATCTCTAAAGACCAGTGGGTATTTTGCGCATAGTGCTTCATCAAGTTCTTGCTTCATTATTGTTCCTCATTAGATTCTTTCCAGTACTCATGTTCTTCGCGAAGTCCTGCGAACTCAATCAAAGATTCTGGTAATTCCTCAATAGTTTCTAAGTCAGAAATATCATAATCATAGTAGTCATCAATCCCATCCACATACTGACCAACATATCCCATTCCTGGTTCACAGTATTGCGCTTCAATATTCCAACCACCATTAGTTATTGTATTATAGAAAGCAATCGGAGGTGCCCAAGCAGTGTCAAACGAGACAAAGATCTCATTATCGTTTGTTCGCTCCCAATCAATAACACTCGCTTCCCACTTTGTTCCCCAATTTTCAGTATTCCAGTCGTACCAATTATCTTCTTGGTCTGCTGGACGAGGAACAAGCGCACCGAACAACTGCTGATCTTGATTGCGCATTAGTTCTTGCTCAAGCGCATCTATCTTAGTCTTATCTTCATTGCGAAGAACTGCTGAATTAAAACACCAGTTAGGCATATGCCATCTCCTTAACTTCACGTTGATTAATACGCTTGTATGCTTTCTTGCTATTTTCTACACGTTTACGATATTTCGGTGTGCGTAGATCCATAGCAACAAAGTTGCGTGGCTTCAAAGATTTAAGATTTATCTTCATATTCATATTATATACCATACGCCAATTAAAAGCAAGTCAAATTGCAATTATGTCCAGGTGCGATGCCTTTCGGCTACATGCTCAAGACCATCATACTCTGAGATGTACCAGTTTACACCATCAGGAATCTCAGTAAGTTTCAATGTTGCGAAATTGCCATTCGCAGCTTCGCCAAGTTCTTGCACTGTTTGTACCAGAGCAGGGTCATCACGTGGGATTTCGTTGTCGTAAAAAGGAATCTCACCCTTCTCATCAATAGAGTAAGAATACGGAATATATTCACTATCTGTCTTCTCAGTGAAAAGAGTAATTCCCTTTAGTTCCGCATATCTACGAATTGCTTCGTGAGACAAACTGAATCCGCCAAAATCAGCATTAATTACAATTTTAATCATCTTCCCACTCCATGGTGAAATCTATCAAATTCTATTTCAAAAACATGGTGAACAATTTTATCTTTGATCATATCTTGAACTGTGCTGTATGGAAACTCCAAAAAGAAAGGACAACCACCTCTACCCCAAGTATGTTCAGTAAAGAATTTTTTCGCATCAGCCATGTCCTTCTTTGACTTTACATCAAAGAACTTCTTCTGTTTTAAATTGCTCTCCAAAATCATTTTGTTACTTTATATCCTTAGAAGTATCTGCGATATCTTTGTCTTCACGGATTTCGACAAAGATGGGTAGGAACAAACTTTCCTCACCAAGTTTATTCTTAATACGAGCATTGTATTTGACAGCGACAATCTTGCCCAAAAGATCCTTCTCTGTAAATGTCTTACGATGTATGTCATTGAATCCACTTCCTACATTAACTTTAACTACGCCATCGTTAGACTCACAAACGATAGCACCTAGCATTCCCTCATACTTGCCAGTGCCTTCCTCAACAGCTACAATCTTAAGATCGCACTCAAGTTCGCCTTTGAACTTGATCTGATGTTTTGCACGCTTATCTTCCC